TCATCCAAGAGGAAGTCATCCAAGAGGAAGTCAACCAAGAGGAAGTCAACCAAGAGGAAGTCTATGAATAAATTATTAAAAAGTTTTGATAAGAAGTTAAGTAAAAATTTACCTAAAATAAAATCACGAGTAAAAAGTAAGCAAAAAAGTCGCCGTGATGTTACAAAGTATAAAACTAAATCTAGCAAAAGATACAAGTATACTAAGAAGCCACTTAGAGACTGTATAAAACGTTCTGTTCTTCCTTTGAGAGATTCTCAGATTAGAGTAGTACAATTCATGGATACACAACCTGGGTTATTGGTTGTACATGGAACAGGAACTGGTAAGACATTAACTGCTGTAGCGACTTCGCAGTGTTATTTAGATAAAAATCCTAATAACAGAGTAGTTTTTATTGGTCCTACATCACTCTTGTCTAATTTTAAGAAAGAAATTAATGCTTATAGCGAGGATGTAGATATGAGTAATTATGAGTTTTATTCGTTTACAACGTTTTACAATAGGGAGAAAGCTGGTAATCCAATAGATTTAAGTAATGCCTTATTGATTATAGACGAGGTCCATAATTTACGAAACCCTGATGCGTTAAAAACGAATGTTATATTATCATCTTCATTTGATGCCGATAAACGTTTACTTTTATCTGCAACTCCATTTGTCAATAATTTACGTGATTTTATTCCGTTAATAAATATGATTTATGGTAGAAAAGTTGTTGGAACCAAAGAAGAATATGAGGAAGGTGTTGTTAATGAGTATTTATCAGCTGACTCACTAGAGTTTGAAGACTCGTTAGCTATTGTCAAGTATTACTTAAGAGACAAGGTTGATGTAGTTAACAAGAAAGATCCCAAAAATTTCCCAAGAAGAGTGGATCACAAAGTAGAAATACCAATGACTCCTGCTTATTATGAAAAATATGCCAGTATCGTCCAAGGTTTGGAAACCCTTGGACTAATATTTACTAATCCAAATAAATACTATAATGGATATAGAAGAGCTGTTAATCAAGCCGGAGAAGGATACTTTAGTGCTAAAATAGACAAAGCTTTACCTATTTTGAAGAAAGGAAAATCTATAGTTTATACTAATTGGATTGAATTTGGACTAAAACCTCTAACTAAAGTCCTAGAACAGAAAAATATATCATATAAAGTATTTACGGGTGATACTAAGGTAGGAGAACGCCAGAAAATTGTAAATGATTTCAACAATAATAAGTTTGATACATTAATCATAACTAAAGCGGGTGGTGAAGGACTTGACTTGAAGGGTGTGAGGAGTGTAGTGGTTATGGAACCTACTTGGAATGATGCTGGTTTACAGCAGATTATTGGTAGAGCTATTCGTTATAAATCGCATGAACATCTCCCAGCACCTCAACGTAAGGTTGATGTATACTTTATGATAATGACCATACCCGAGGGAATGGATCCTGTTACAACAGAACCATCAGGAGACGTCTTATTGTACGATATTATCAATAAAAAGATACAATTAAATGTCGCCATTACATCTATTTTGGAAGATATGTCTATTGGAGGAAATAAGAGTTAAGAAGTTTAAACATAGATGTGAAAATATAAATGTCTGACCAAATAGATATTATTAGTATAGACACGAAAATTCGAGCTAATTTCCAAGAAGAATACGAAAAAATACCATTATACAAAACTAAATTGGATGAATTACGCGAAACTATCAAAAGAATAGAAGACACTGACAATAATGTCAAAATATTAGAAAGTCTTAATATATCTATTGATAAATTAACTAAATACATAAACAAGTTAGAATTACAAAAAGATTACAATTTTTATATAATGAATACCTTACCAATCATAGAAGAATACAAGAAAATACTGAAAAAACCCATAAAAGTCAGTTTTATGGGTAAACCAACTAAAAACAATAAGAAGAAATATGAATTAATCAATAGTTTTAAGGATTTAGTTTCTGATTATATTGATTTTAGTTCATCACCGAAAAAGTCTGTTGAAGATACTATTATATGTAATAATTGTAATAATAAGAAAGATTTTGATATAATTGACAAAAATATATATGTTTGTCAGCATTGTTTTGGGGAACAATTGGTATTAAAGCATGTATCATCCTATAATGATATAGACCGTATTAATATCTCTACAAAATATATGTATGACAGGAAGATTCATTTCAGAGATTGTATCAAACAATATCAGGGAAAACAAAATAGCACTATTTTACCAAAAGTTTATGAATCTTTGGAGGAACAATTTGATAACCACCACCTGTTATTTGGAGACAAGAATACCCCCAACGAAGAAAGATTCAAGAATATAACAAAAAACCATATTATGTTATTTCTTAAAGAGTTGGGGTATTCTAACCACTATGAAAACGTAAATCTAATTTATTACAATTTTACAAGAAAGAAACCAGATGATATCACGTATTTAGAGGACCAATTACTTGACGACTTTGACGCCCTAACAGACTTGTATGATAAGAAGTTTAAACATATCAATAGGAAAAACTTTATTAACACACAATATGTCTTGTATCAGCTTCTTAAACGCCATAAACATGATTGTAATAAAGAGGAGTTTATTATCTTGAAAACCATAGATAGGAAATTCTTTCACGATGAAATTTGTAAGGAACTTTTTGAAGAATTAGGTTGGAATCATACACCTTTTTATTGAATATTATATTATTATGATAATATAATGTTTAACTATATTTTAACTGAAAATTCGCCACGGCGTTAATATAATCATATTTTGCCATTATCTTAGATTTACCTTGTTGTCTGTTCCACGATTCCCACTTACACCGTTCTGGTATATTGAATAACCATGGTGTAGGAGTATAATTGTCACCTTCCTCTGCTTGTCTTCGTAGGCCATAGAGAAGATTCTCTTCATTTTCTGTTAAGTTATATAGTTCAGTTGCCATTATACAGCTGTTTTGGAATCTTATTTGTAATTCAGTTTCTGGGTCTTGAGTAATCATCTTTTATTAAAAACTTAAATGATATTTTATATAGTTATAAATGGAACAACAAGTAAGTTTTGCTATTCATAATACAGAACTGGAATATTCTCAAGCACACTCAACACAAATACTTCCCCCACCGCCTACAACAGAACCCCAGGATGCTTTAACCTCGCTATTAACAATAGTAAATATGGCTAATAGTATAGGCCCAACCGTTATGTTATCAACACCTGTTATGGAAACACTAATTATAGATGCTACTCAAAATAATACACATGATATAGAAGAACTATTAGCACAAACACTTGACAATAATCCACAACAACTTGAACGTAATGAGGAAGTAGTTCTAGATATAAATAAGGTAGTGTATAGTACAACTGATAAGACGGAAACTGAATGTCCTATTTGCTGTGGTAATTTTACTAATGATGAAAATGTATCAATCACAGGTTGTAAGCATTATTTTCACACTAATTGTTTGGTAGAATGGGGACATTATAGCACAGCATGTCCTGTGTGTAGAACTGATATACCTATTATAGATAAAAAAGAAAATGACGAGTTAGAATAAATGCTTGGTAGTAATACAATAATATTCTTTAAGGATAATGCATTTGAGATTTTATTAGGATTATGTGTAGCTTTTTTCTTGATTTTTGGACTGTATAATAAGATAGTCGGTCAAAGAGGTTCATACTCAAAACAACGATATTTTATAACCCCAAACCAAAAACACGTTTCTTCATTTATTAAACCATCTACTCATGATAATAATTCTCGTAAAGGTGCTCCCAGACAAAGTAAGGGAGAGATAGAGTGTAGGAGAGTATTAGAATACTTATTTCCCGGACATAAGTTTCCATCGTCCAGACCAGATTTTTTAAGGAATAATGTAACTGGTGGTAATTATAACTTAGAACTTGATTGTTTTAACGAACAGCTCAGGATAGCTGTTGAATATAATGGTATTCAACATTATAAATTCTCAAACTTTTTCCATAGGAATAAGGATCAATTTGAGAATCAAAAATATAGAGATGAGATGAAACGACGTATCTGTAAGGAAAATAGAATTCTATTAATAACAGTTCCATACGATGTAAAGTTAGAGAACATCAAATCGTTTATAGAAGCTGAATTACGCAGAAATGGTGTAAAATTTAGAGAATAAAAGTTAATCCCATTCCTATTATCGCTAATGCCAGAAAAAATGAGGTTCCTGGGTTTTCCGGAGGTTCTTCTTGGCTCTGGTCCGGAGGTTCTTCTGGGCTCTTGGCTGGAGGTTCTTCTGGGCTCTTGGCTGGGCTCTTGGCTGGGCTCTTGGCTGGGCTCTTGGCTGGGCTTTTAGTTGGGCTTTTAGTTGGGCTCTTGGCTGGGCTCTTGGCTGGGCTCTTGGCTGGGCTTGGCATTCTCGGCATTGGTCCACTTGCCATTGGACTAGGTGTAACTACTGTTTGCATTCTTATAGCAGAAAGAGTAGAATCAATAATTGATTGTTGATTTTGTCTAAATTCTATGAAAAGTAAACCTATACCAGTAAAAGTCATACCAATCCCTGTGTATTTAACCAGTTTTGCTGTTGGTGTTTTGATTAATTTTACACCAAGTAATATTAATACTACAGATAGTATCAGAGAATAAACCATTCTATTGTTATTATTCATAATTTATATAATAACAATATTTTAATAAAGTTCTATTAAGCTTTTTTCCTTGCTTTTTTCCCTTTTGCTTTAGCCCATCCAGGTCTAGTATCAGCTAGAAGTGCTGGAGGAATACCCTTTTCTCTATCTTTCTTCTGTTTGGTCTTTTTAGGAGGTGTAGAAGCTGAAGATGCAGAGTCAGAGTCAGAGTCAGAATCGGAGTCATTTTCTGTTTCATCCGACTCCGATTCTGACTCTGAAGATTCTTCATCACTACCAGCTAAATCTTCAGGGTCAATGTCTTCATCATCAATAAAATCTTCAATTTGCCCATAACCAAGCATATCAAAAGTTCTAGTAATCATCTTGTCATTCTTGTCTTTTTTCTTGAAACCCAAATCAATTTTTTCTAGTTTTCCGTCAAATTTCCGATTCCATTGAGTATTTAGTTCTAATTTAGTCATTTCCTTGGCAGTTTGCGCGCAAACAAAATGTTCTAGGTCTAAGTCAAATGTGCTTAAGTCATCAAGAACATACCAATCAACCTTTTCTAATTGATCTTGAAGATATTGTAGATTTTTCTCATTACCTTCGTAACGAATAAAATAATACCATTGTTCGTTTTCTTCTCCATTTGTTTCTAGGAGGGCTACATATCTACCCTCCATGTTGTGAGAAGGTTCTGGTTCATCATCGTTTTTCTTACCATTAGACTTATATGATTTTGTTTTAATAGGTTCTTCTATTGAAATATCAGCAGAATCAATAATAATATTAGTTTCTTCCGTTGAAGTTGTCATTAGGTTTTGTAATGACAACTTGTTTTTTTAAACTATAAATTTAACAGTTATTTTATTCTTCATTTACTTCTTCATCATCATCTTCATCTTCTTCACTTAAATGTTCTAATTCTAAGGGACCGCTTTGATTTGTATTGTTTTCATACGGATTAACTGTTGTTTTATTCATTAGGAAATTTACAAAACTGATATCAGTAGACATTAACTTAATTCTACCAGCATGAATCGCTGCAAAATTAGCATGGTGTAAAATATCTATTACCATTTGTTCAATGAAGTATTGAATAATAATAAATACATCTTTACTGATTTTAATCGTATCATCACCAACATGTTTCACTATACTATCACGAACTAACTTTTGGAATGGAAATTTAGCAAGTGTAAGACAATTAGATGCCTTCTGATACCTCTTAATCTCGCGTAGAGCCACAGTTCCGGGTCTAAAACGATGTTTTCGTTTTTCATCTGTCTTTTCTTCTTCTGTTTTAGCAGTTTTATTTGTTTTACGTGGTTTCTTGGAAAATAGAGTCGGGTGGATGTAAGGAACTACGCCACCGCCTAGGAATGTAATGTTATTTTTAGTAAAAAACCTGTGTAGTTCTGTGTCAGTTCTAACACTCATTTCAAGGTCTCTTACAGATATACGAATATGTTTCTTATCTTTGATATACTCAACAGCATTTTTTAGAATTTCCTCTGTAAAATATTCTAATGCAACAGCGAGATATACAGGAGCTGAATCTGTCACCATTAACTTAGAATTTCCAAAACTACGAAGATACTTCTCACTCAACGAAGGTGGTATTATAATACCAGCTTTTTCTTGTCTACTACTTTTAACATTTTCAGCACTATTGTATTTTTGAATAGAATTCTCAGAAATAATCATAATATTTTTTGAAAAATCAGCAGGCAAAATAATCTTAATAGCGTTAGTAACTTCCTTTTCTGACATAGTCTTTTTCTTAGAAACCTCTGTTAAATTGATAGCTGTATCAGCAATTAACTTAGCTAAAGAACTAACAATACTATTGAGTTGTTGTTTAGCATTATTTGTAATACCATTAGTTTCAGATATCTTTTTAACAATCTTTAACATGTAAGTCTCAAACATACGTGTCTTTTTCTTTTTCGTAGCTACCTTAGGTGTTGATGTCATAGTCGCTTCCATTGTGTTTAATGCTAAATACTATTCCTTTTAAGTTGATATATACACCACGCATTATACCAAGTTATATATCAACTTAAAAGGAATATTATATACAGACAAATGGATCACATTGCTAAACCATCCCTTGTCAGACTAGCAAGAAAAGCAGGTATTAAGAGTATGAGTGATGATTGTTACCCAGAAATTTATAAACTTATTACCGGTAATTTAGATACAATTATTCAATCCTCACTCATTGTTAACTCTGAAGGTGGAACAAAAACCCTAATGAATAATGATGTATACCAAGCCATGAAACTAAATGGTTATATCGTAGCAGAATCAACAGAACTAGGAACTAACACTTGCGCTAAGTAATTACCTTAATTTAAAGAAGATTATTTATACTTTAAATAACCTTATGACTGACTATCACGATAAATATCAGAAAATGAAAACCAAAGCCGCAAAATGGCGCTCACACTCTGAAAGATTAGAAACAGAAAACAAGACTTTGACAGATAAAGTTAAAACGTTAGAACAACATATCACAGACTTAGAAACCACAAATAACACTCATAATAATGACCAGTTCAATCATGAACGAGAATTACTAAGAAAAGACTCTGAAATTGATAGACTTAGAGCAGCTCTTGATGATTATAAGGAAAGATACAAAGAAATTCGTGAAGATAACAAAGAACTACGCAAAAATATTAGAAATTAATTTTGATGATATATTAAAATACTTTAAAA